GATAAGTAGTGATCAGAGATCTATCGATCCCGTGTAGTGCTTCAAAACACGTAAGATTTGAACTAGCAACTCAAATCGTGATTTTATAATCTTTTCCGTAAAATGACGTTCTTTTACAGAACCCCAACGGAGGAACTAATCTCCAAGTTTACTTCAGATGAGCAGGCAAGAATTTATTCCCCTGCTCAAAGATTAATTGAAAACATAGAAGTCAATGTATCCTCACTTTTCTTTAATTACCATCTCAGTGAAACCCAAAAGAAATTTTTCTTTTTAAATGGAATAGATTTATCTCCTTTCTCTTTTAGACCCCATAGTCATCCTGCTTGTAAAACTTTAGAAAATTATTTCCTCTTTTCCTTTCTACCTTCTTTCATTTCTCATTCCGGGATCAAAGAATTATTTCTTTTTTCCATCAAAAAGGCAAAAGTTGCAAGACTCCGTAACCTCTCTGATAATGTCCAATTGAATCTATTGAATAGATTAGTGGAGGTTAAGGACAAAATGAGGTATGGAATGGATGTATCTCCTGAGAGAATAGCGAAGAAAAACGTGGGTCTTGATATTTTCCTTCATGATGAGCTTCACCATTGGTCTAAGGCTCAATTGATTTCTTTCTTGGAAGTTCATCGTCCAAGAAATCTTCTGGCTACATTTGTATTCCCAGTTGAAATTCTTGGAGGTTTCAAGTCTTCAGTCTCGAATTTTCTATATGAGTTCGAGTGTAAAAATAATCGCCTCCATTTTTATCCTGATGGTGTCATGCAGGAAGCTTACATTCAGACCCTTGAATCTTCCTATCTTTTCAAAACAAACTTGATTAAGACTTCCAGGGGCAATTATTCAGTTAGTCTTCATCGTTCAATAGGGGCCCATCACTTTTTCCAAATTAGCAGATACGAATCTGAACTCCTCCAAACGCATCGTTCATTTGGACCTTACGATGTTTTGGATGTCGGTTCCCTTTTTAAAGGGAAGGTTCGAGTTCCAATCGAAGGCATTGGTTTGGCTAGATTCAAGAAGATATTAATTTATCTTTTATCTCTTAAAAAACCAGATGTTAACTCTGCAATAGCCAAACTAAGGCAACTCTCTGGGGATGATGTTTCATTGAATGAGATGTGGGTGATCCGAGATCTGGCTGATCGGATTGCCAATGGAATTTCAAAATGGTCTTCATGTGGCATACGTTCTATAATTCGTGATTGGATGGTTGACCTGTGTCCTTTCAAGAAAAATTTTGAAAAATATAATTTGATTGATGATTTTGATCGTCATTTGATGCAGGTGAAGCCATTGTCTTTCACTTTCAATTGTTCAGATGAAATTGACTATTCATTTGAACCAGAAGAAGATCTCCCAGAGTTCATTGATGATTTTTGGACTGGAGCCTCCGTTAAAATGCAAAAGGATCCATTGATTGATCAAATTCTTTTAGGGAGATCAAGCTCTCTTAACTCATTTGAACCAAGTTCATTCACAGAAGCTATGATCTGCATATTTCAGTTAGATGGAGATTTCCAGGATTGGAAATCAAGACCCAAGAAAGTCATTTTACGTGGTCAAAGTTCCATTTACACAGTCCTCACAGATGACATTTTTGACTTCCCGCAATCTTTGCCGGCCCCAGAGGGTTTTTTCCCTGGAATAAATGAAGAAGATGTTGCATTTTTTCCTTTTCTATCTGGCGAATTGGAAATTGATGATTATGCAATTAGAATGTCAGTTTTGAATTCCCTCAAAGGGAGATTTGCATTGTACAGGGCTGGAGCTTTTGAACCGGCTCTATTCGCCAATGGTGTATCATCTTTTTCATCAGACTTTGGCCACACTGCAATCTCTGAGGTCAAATCGAACGTCGAAGTTCCACCAAAAGAGGCTGAGATTGTATGTCATGTCAGCCCACACATTGAAGCTGCATCTTCATCTGTGCCTTTATCATTGATGTCAAAAGAGGTTTGTGAATATAGAGATACATCATCATCAGAGGAATCAGGAGCCTCTCCAGTGGATGTTGGATCCATGGAAAATTTACCTGCTCATTCCAACTGTCATATTGCAGTTGACCCAATCAAAATTGAACCTGAAGAGGAATCAAGCGCCTTCAAAGTGTTTTCAGATGAACCCTATTGGTCATATGGCTCCACATCGCTGAAAGTGGATTTTGAGTCAGCAGTTAAAAATTCCATATTCAAAAGACTCAAAGGTCGTATAGCCTTTTTCTATCATACAAATGGACTACCATATTATCATGACAGAGTTCTTTATAGGACAAATCCAGTTGAGTCATGGTTATCGAATATTCTTGAATCCGCAAACAAACACTTCAAAATCGAATTCAATTCGTGTTTGTTGCAAATATATGAAGAAAATGGTTCCATCCCCTGGCATTTCGATAATGAGGATTGCTATGAGCAATCGGCCATTTTAACGCTCAATTTCTCCGGAACRTGTTTATTTGAAATACAGAACCTGACTTCAAGGAAATTGGAAGATGGGGATTTCCTGCTTATGAAAAGTGGTTTGCAATCACTTCATCGCCGCAGAGTCAGCATGGCTTCTAAGGGTCGAATCTCCTTGACTCTTCGTGTCCAAAATCGTTCGCCAAATTTTTCATTGGGTCTCAGATTCTTACCAGAAATTGGCTGCTTTCTAAGAGCAGTTTCGGATCAAGTTCTGATTGATGTCGAAGACTTGGCTATCAAGCTTGAGGGTCTATTTTCTGAAATGCTGGCAAATAATGGTGTCAAAGTCTCCGATGTTGGTAAATATGCAAAGAAACTTGGAATTAACCTGACACTAAGGAATGGTTTTGAAGTGATGAGATTTGAAAACAACGGACCTGATGTGTGCATGTCCTTTGCCATGAATCATTATCGTTCAATTTCACAAGGAGAGGCGAAAAAGGGCAAAGGGATAGAATCTCTACCGAAAGAGTTGGCAAGAAAGACTTCAGATGAAGCACCTTTTGACTGCAATGAGCAAATAATCAGTAATTTGAATAGAATTTATGGAAACTTCCTGAATTCAAAGGTGTTTCAGTTAAATCCGAATAGAGCTCAGAAGCTATTGAAGTCACTACTACAGGGTTCAACTGGAATCCATTGTAGCTCCAAATTGAAAGATGGTTGGAAAATAATTCCAAATGCAAAAACTGAGGAATTTGTCTGGAAAAACTACATTGAAAGCTCTGATTCCTGGAAAGGCTCCATGAATTGGAATGCAAAAATCAATGTCACTGGAATTTTTGGCTTTGCAGGTTCAGGTAAATCACATGGACTTCAAACTCTCCTGAATGAAAAATTTGCCAATTCTGATGAAATCATCCTCATTAGTCCGAGATTGCTTCTTCTTGAAGATTGGAAAGCGAAAGTTAAAGGTCTGAAAGCCCTGACATTTGAATCAGCCCTTAAAGGTTGTTTGAGTAATTTCAAATGGATTATTCTGGATGAGGTCACACTCTTCCCGAATGGTTATCTGGATCTACTGATGTTGAAAATGTCTCACTACAATAACATCAAAAGCAGACATATCACATTGGTCGGTGATCCACTTCAGGCAAATTACTATAGTGAAAAGGATTGTAACTTACTTGGGAATGTGAGGATGATTGATAGCGTATTTCCGGATGTGAGATACATTTATCAATCCTTTAGAATACCGCAAAATGTTGCAAATCGCTTCGGAGTTTATGACAAGAACTCGCATTTGCCATATGACAACCATGGAACATTCTATTGTGACATGTCATCTGCGAGAAAACATGCGTCGAGTTTTGGAGCAAAAATTGAAATTGTTCTTGTGGCCTCTGAGCTTGAAAAGAAATACTTCTCGGAGCAGGTGAGATGCATAACCTATGGTGAATCTCAAGGTTTGACATTTGACTTCGGCTTAATATCCTTGTCAGAGGAATCAAGATTGTGTTCAGATAACCATATTTATGTGGCTTTGACAAGATTTAAAAAAGGTTTCGGCTTCTTTCAAAATTTTCGAGGTGATCTCAAGTCATACAAGTCAAATCTTGGTTCGAAGTTGCTGGGGAGGTATATCAACCTGAGTGATTCTCTCAAACCATTCATGGAAAGGATGCTTGATATCAATCTAACATTTCTTGACGACAGGGATAATGTGGGTTCTGGAAATAACATTGAGGAGAAAACTGCTGGTGACCCATGGCTCAAAGGTCTTTTGGATCTCCAACAGACAGAGGAATTTGAAGAATGTTCTCTTCAGGAGGTGATTTCTTTGGAATCCACTGGAAAGGTTCATTTACCTTTGGCTTCGTTAAATGATGAATTTGAGTCAATCCGCTCAAGGGAATCAAGAGAATTCAAATGCCTTAACTTCGACTGGAGTATGCAATTCGAGGATTGTGGTGTGAAGTTGAAGAGAAGCCTCAATGGAAATTTTTCAGAGAATTTTAGTGCCATTTACCCAGTTCATCAAGCTTGTGATGAACTGACATTTCTGGCAGCGGTCAAAAAGCGTCTCAGATTCTCGAATCCAGCAAAAAATTTGCAAAAATTCAAGGGTGCAACTACTGCTGGGAAGGTACTATTAGATAGATTTCTCAAGTTCATACCGATTCCCAAGGAAAAATTCCCCATGCTACTTGATGAAGCTAAGAGAGAGTTTCAGGAAGTTAAATTGAAGAAATCAGAAGGAACAATTGCAGGTAATTCCAATCGCTCTGATCCCGATTGGAGTTGGGATAAAATCTTCCTGTTCATGAAGTCTCAACAATGCACCAAATTCGAGAAAAGGTTTGTGGACGCCAAAGCCGGTCAAACTTTAGCCTGCTTTTCCCATGAAATTCTGTGTCATTTCTCACCTTGGTGCAGGTATATGGAGAAAGTCTTTTCAATGTTCTGTCCGAAAAATTTTTACATACATCAAAGGAAAGACTTTGACAAGCTAGCAGAATTTTCAAGGAAATATTGTAGGGGAGGTTTTTGTATAGAATCAGATTATGAAGCTTTTGATGTTTCTCAGGATCATAACGTTTTGGCATTTGAAGTTCAGTTGATGGAACATATGTTGATTCCAGAAGGGATAATCAATGATTACATCAAAATGAAAACCGAATTGGGATGCAAGCTTGGGAATTTTGCCATTATGAGATTCACCGGGGAGTTCTGCACATTCCTCTTTAATACCTTCTGCAATATGGCATTTACCTTTCTGAGGTATGAAATGCAAGGGAATGAACCAGTCTGTTTTGCCGGTGATGACATGTGTGCTTTAGCTGACCTTAAGGAATCAAAGGAGTTTGACTCATTCTTTCGGTCCTTCACTCTGAAAGCGAAAGTCTGCAGAACCTTAAATCCACTTTTTTGTGGTTGGCGCTTAACTCGTTTCGGGTTATTCAAAGAACCGGTGTTGATATTTGAGAGACTCAAAATTGCAATGGAAAAGGATAAATTGGATTTAGTCATTGAATCTTATTTCCTGGAATTCTGCTATGCCTACAAGTTAGGTTCATGGCTTGAGTGGGTTCTTGATGAAAAGCAAGCTGACTATCAACAAAGGTTGTCAAGGTTCTTTGTAAAGAAGAAGCATCTACTCAAAGGTAAAGCCGCGGAATTAATTACTCATTGTGATTATTTGTCTGATGGCTCTGATGAAGAAGATCGCTCGTGTTTCTGGGAAGATTGCAAACGGGGGTACTCCAATTGCGAATCTACCCTCAAGTTTTATCTACAATGATGTCAAGAGTCTGAAAGGGTCAGCAGGAATTTTGTTGGAAAGGAATGAAATCGTTTATCAAGTCGAACCTTCTTCCATTTCCGATGAATTCCGTGTTACGACCATCCCAATTGTTCCAATGGAGCAATTGAAGCTATTGAATGGATCCAATATGAATTACATTCATTTTGGAGCTCTGTCCATTTCTATAGATCCATTATTCAAGAGGAACTCTGGTGTGAAGGGTAAGGCATTCGTGTATGATTCACGTTGGAACAATGCGGAGCAGGCTCTTTTACAAGCTTTCTCCTTTGATTTGAATTCAGGAACAGCGTCATTGATATGCTCGCCAAATTATTCTGTTCAACTCACGGATCCTAGGCTCTCCACCTGTCTATCAACTGTTCTTGTCTTTGAGAATCTGAATTTCCGGGAGGGCAGCTTTGCGATTTCAGTTAGAATAGGTGTGATGTACAGACCATATAACAGTTATATAGGCGACTCACTGGAGTTGGATCAGACCAATTTCAAGATTGATGGTAAAGATGTTTTAGAGTTGGGTTTGAAGGATTTTGGCTTGAATCCGGATGATAACTTGGATGAACTCTTTAAAAAAGTCCCCACAGATAGCTCCAGAATTGTAAAGTCTTTCACAGAGAATTACAGGCGGAAAGGCTTCCTTGGGACATCTTTGAAGGTGCCGATGAATAAATTTCAAATTGGTCCCTTGAACTTTGAGGAATCTCGTGAGGTTAAAATTGGAAAGAATTCTGGATCCAATAATCGTGACAAAGAAAAGATTGATTCATTTAAGTCAAAATCCGACAAATATGAAAATATTGCTGAGGTTGACAAATATTTGAAAAGAGATCACAACTTTGGGAGACATGTCGATCAGACAGGAATTGAGGGATCTCGTCAGGGTGGAACTGATCAAAAAGTTGTCGGAGGACAAGCAGGCCCTTCATGGGCTAAATGAGAGCAATCAATCAACCGTTCTGGATCATATATTTGGCAACATCGCCATTGAAGGGACTTCTGAAGAAACTGTTTATCCACAGTCCCTAACAAAATGCCATGAAGGTTTTGATCCAACTATGCCGGTAATTAAAGAGTATAGCCTATCTAATGTTGTGAATAAAATTAGAATTTATAAAGAATCGCACAAAAATGAGGACATCAAATCAATGACTCTCCGTCAGATTTGTGCCTCGTTTGCTATTGATGCCAAACTTGGACTACAGAAGTTCGGCAGATATGGCGTGCATTCAAATATGTTTAAGAAGCATCCTAGTATTTGTGAAAAAGCTCCAGAGATGGCATTCGATTTCAATGATGGTTTGAATTTCAACCTTCTGACTAAACAGCAGAAGAAGGTTATTCAGAACCTAAATCAACTTCTTTTTCGCGTTGAAAGTGAAAAACAGAAGACGAATGCAATTACTTCATCGAGCGAGGGTGCTTTTACTATGTAATGTGTGTTTACATTTAATAATAAAGTCTCATATGAGCACGTAGCTACTTAATGTGATCGTAATTTGTTTTAATTAATTTTC